GAGCAGGTAGACCATCATCTCTCTGAACAGTTCCAGACCAAGTTGTTTGCCAAGAGTTCCAAACAGTACCCATATTATTACCAATAGCAGCAACAGTTGCATCATAGTTACCCTCACGGTTAATAATCAACTGGGGAGCAATTTCTGTTTCCATCCAGTTATCCTGTGTTGGGTCTATGGCCAGTACACCTTTCCATGTCGCAGTCATGAATGGTGCAACTCTTTCAACAGTACTAGCAAACGGTTGTTCTGTTAATACTACCTCTGTATATGGGAGAGTTATAAGATCACCTGTCTTCTGATAACCAGCAGAAGTTCTTGCAGAATCAGTCGAAACATTTTCTTCTAAATCGACGGATTTAGAAACATGAATTGGCCGCAAAGTTCCTTGCATAAAATCCATAGAGTTTTTATAATCTCTGTGGAAGGCATCACCAACTTTATGACCTTGGAAATTATCAACAACAATTCCTGACTTAAATCTACTCAATCCGTTAGCATCTAACGTCTCAAAATTTAAAGCATCCTTTTCCAATAAATTTAGAGTTGTCATTCTCTCAACATTACTAAGTCGGCGGTTAAGTTTACCAATATCTTTCATGGTAAATCTTTGATTTCTTGTTCTTTCAATTCTTACACTTTTCGGCCTACGAGTAAATGGTGGAATATTTAAATCAGCAAGTTTCACAGAATTTGATGGAATATCAGGTTTTACTGGCGTAGTTGATGATGATCCTTCAATAATACTGATTGTTCCAGTGTCATCAATTACAACTACGTCTTTCCTTCCAAGATAATGCTCAAAGTCTGATTGAATATTAGAACCGGGCTTGACAAAATCAGAAATTGATGCACTAGCGCCATCATATTGTCTAGAGTAGAAGTCAAAAGAGTTTCCTGTAATTTCATCAATAACCCCTAGTGTTCTTGATGTACCAGCAATATCTTCAACCTTTGGCCTAAAATCATATGAATTGATTAATGCAGGTTTAATATCTTCATAGTCCATTTGATTAGCATTATCAACATAAGAGTCAACTGTAAACATGTCTCCCGTACCATGATCAAAATAATCATATATAATGAGCAATCTTCCTGTGGGTGCGGGTTCACCACCATTTCTTATAATTCTAGAAATATCATAGAAATTATTACGATAACCGGAATCGAAAGTATATTTATCACGAATATTCACACTACCATCTGTAAGAGTTCCGACAGTAGCAGTTGCACCGGAGCTTTCACCAGTGATTGTTTCCCCCGATACAAAGGAAATTGAAGTAGATAAAACATAACTCATCGGAGATGTAATATCAACAATTCTTGCAGTTGCGCCACTTGTCGCACCAGTGATTTTTTCACCTCTGGTAAATGTTCCTGCTTGATTAGTTAGAGTAAATTCTGGAGCAACTGCATCCGTGCTTGCTTCCTCTGAGTCAAAAACTGCAACGACATTAAACACATCCCCACGGCCAAGGGAAATAATCTCGTCTTTTGGACGAGTTCCATAGGCATCTGTTGTTCCAGAAGTTACTTTTAGTTGTTTCATAAGATTAGTAGTTTTAGTCTTTGATTGAACAGAAGTTTTAAGAATTGTCGCAGTAAGTTTTATTTTTGCTGCGCTTCCCAAGATGGTTGCATCTGTAATAGTAAGAGTTGATGTTCCACCACCACTAATTTTACCAGAGATACTAACGAGATCACCTTGTTTTCCTGTTCCGCCACCAGCAGTAAGAATAGATAATGTATAGTCTACTTCACTGTGAGATAAAAATGTTTCATTTGTACCCGCATTAAAGGTAACAACACCAGAACTGTTTGTAATTCCAATAAACTGTCTTCGAACTGTATATTGTGTATCACTTAAACCAGAATTAGTTGCGGTCAGAAGTGTTTTAATATTTCTATTTGGTAATCTAAATACTGATATATTTTTTTCTGTATCTTTTAGTTTTGCGGCCGCTGAACTTGCAGCATCTTCTTGGATAATTCTACCACTGGTACTTGTTCCAATTTCTAATTCAATAGATGATAATGAATCCTCTTCAAGAGAAATATCAGCAAAAACATTACCTACAGTTTCAATAACAAAATTTGCAGTAAAGTCTTGACCACTATCTGCATCCTCCATATAAACCTGTCTAAAATTATTAAAAGTAAAAGTTTCTGATTTAGTTACGGTAATATCTGCATTACTACTATTCTCAACAATTCCACCTGTTTCAGCAGAATCGGAAGATGTAATCTCTTCTCCGGCTTTAAATGTACCAACCACAGAAATTAGATTTACTGAAGTTCCAGAAGTTCCATCTGCATATACATAACCTCTAGCACCAGAAGTTACACCCGTGATTAATACACCACCGTTTGTGTGTGTTGCAAGAAGTGTTGGTGATGGAGTGTCACTCAAAGTTAGTTTTGTAAATGGACGTATATCGAAAAGATATAATCTATAACGAGCAGTTGCATCTGCATTTGAACCAGCAGTTCCAGAATCAAATTCAATTCCTCTAGCTCGGCCAACACCAATTAAATTACCATTCGCAGAACCTCTGGTTGAATTTTCAGCATCATAGAATTGTACAGTTTTGAATGGAGTAGATTCTCCAGATATTTGTGTAATGTCTGGAGTATTGTATACATCTGTAATGAGTGCATAATTACCAATGTCAAAAGTTGTAATACCAGCATTAGTAGTTTCAAAATCTCTTGCTTTATTAATATCTTTTATGGTGGTTCGAGTCTTATCAATTTCATAACCCCTGACGTACATTTTACCCGGCGATATGGTAAGAGCTAAAAGATCGCTGCTAGCGGTGTTGCCATCAGCAGTTGTCGCACCCACAGTATATCTACCCTGTAGATTATCTTTACCTACACTAACATCTACTGATTCACCTATAGTAAATTCAAATGGTCGAACCGTATAACTTCCAGATTCATCATTAGTCCTTCTTGCAAATTCATCAGCAAGTTGAGAATATGGCGTCCGACGACCAATTACAGACGAGCTACCATCTTTAAGAGCAACCAGAGAGACAAAATTATTTGTGTCCGTTGAAGTCGTAATAGTAGAGAGTGCAACAGAAATGCTTAATCTATGTGCGCCTTTCGCAGCATAGTTAGTTGACCCTGTAGAATTATCTAATAGAGACTCTTCATCTTCTGGTGTAACAATAGTTTCGCTTACTTTAAAACCAACTGTTCCTGTATAAGTTCTATCATAATTATTAAGAACTAGGGTTTCTTCTGGGTTGTTAACAAAGAAACCACGAATATAGTAAATACCAGATTCTATGTGAAACGCAAGACCTGTTCTTGATGCTGGACCTTCAGAACTTGCAAGTTGTTCTGGAGTTGATCCTGCAGCAACACTATACACAGAAGTGTATGTTGTAGCAGATGCAACATTTGCATCATAACTTGATGTCGAATGTGATATTGGAGTATTAGCAATAAGATTTTCACCATCAGCAAAAACTGTAGTTTCAAAATCTGTACCAGCCCGCTCATATGAAAGATAAAGGAGTGGTTGATCTGTCGTCGTCGCAGCTGCGAAACCAATAACCTTTGCGGTAACACCCGTTGTTTCACCTGTAATAGTTGTAGGACTATCTGCGTTATAGTATTGTGAAGGATCAATCTCTAGATTATTAAATGTGCTTGCAATTTTCAAACTATAATATTCTTGAGTCGTTCCTTGACCCGGCACAACCACTGCACCATCACGAAAAATGTGACTTCCATGTGCTTCAATTTGATGTTGTAATACACTTTGAAGTTGCGTTAACTCTCTTGCCTGAACTGCATATCCTGGCCGAAAGAGAATTCTGTGATAATTATTCTCTGCATTAAAATCATCAAAGTACGGTGCTGCGTTAAGATTAGTTTTTTGTGCCATATTAGAATTCCACTACAATTTTAATGTCTTCCGTTTGATCTGTCGCACGGGTGATAGGTGCTCTATTCTCGTTGTAAATAATATTCCCACTGTCTGGTTCAAGTTCTGGGTTCGCATATCCATCGGTAAATGTGATAGTATTTGAGTTAGCAAGAGTTACTGCACTGTCCGCATTTGCATCAGGTGTCCCAGTTGCGCCAGAAGTTGCACCCGTAACAACATTTGCACCAGAGAACGCAATATATGCACCCACTGAACTTGTGCCATAATCTGTGTATCTTTCCTGTTGATAATAAAGAATGTTGTTATTAGCATCCCACTGAACAACCCTACCAATTGCAAGAGTTGTTGCTTGTGTAATCTTTTCATCAGCAGCAAACGTACCACTGGTGCTAGCCAACTTTAGTGCATAAGTTTGTCGAGCTGTTGTAGATGTCGCAACTGTTGTTGTTCCAAAATTTGTTGGTTCAGTAACAATAGAAATGTTACGAAAATCATTTCCTGTAAGAAGATCATCGCCCTCTGCACCGACGAACAATGTGTTCATAATCACATAGTGACCACCAAGTTCGTTGACCGCATTAGAACCGTGGCCACCTTTTGGACTAATTACAACTTTAATTGCACCCCCACTACCGTTATTAATGTCACCAGAATCTACAGCAGTTGTTAGTCCTGCATTTGCAAATACTGTGTCATCTGTAAGTGTAATTGTTCCATAGGTATAATTAGTGCCACCAGAATAAACAATTGTATCAGTTCCAGAAGTAAGACCGAAACTTGCAATGGCACCACTAGAAACCACAAATTCTACTACGGCACCAGAGGCTGTTCCCGCACTCGTGCCGTCGCCATTAATTGCTACATAGTAAGTACCATCTGTATATCCAGACCCAGCAGTAACAATAACACTTTCAATATTACCATCAACAGCCGCAGCAGAAACAGTAGAATCAGTACTAACAGGCATAAAATCTGATGTCAAAAACTTTGTTTGTTCTGCACTGGTAATTGTGTACATGTATTTGAGGACATAACCACCCTGAGAAAAGAAGGAAGTTGATTCAGATGTAGGTTCAGAACCAGAGTAAGCAGTTCCACCGTTATTGTCTATAACCTTATACACACGGTTATCAGATGTACGGAAGAAAAATGTGGATTGATAAATACTAGATTTACCAGATGAAGTTAGATTAGTAGAGCTAACATCGCTTTCGTACATATCAAAAGTTGTATTGTTGGTCCAGTTAAGTCGAGAAATTGCATAACTAACATCACCTGCTGCAATATTTTTTGCTGCGATAGCTTGATCCCAAACATTAAACTCACTGGTTACATCATCAGCTGGAGTAGGTGGTGCCGAATCTGTTCCACCACTAGTTCCTGATGTGAAAGGAGTAGGCTTACCAATCATCATGTAGTATGTGCTTTTGGCTGCTTCATTAAAAGACTCAAAGAATTGAGTTGCGTTATGAAGTCTAAATTTTTCTGTTATGATTGCTGTCATTTTCCGTTTCCTCTAATCTGTATTAGTATTTATACATCATGTTCATATCTAATTATAATTATGCACCAGCACCATGAACAGTTTTTAGTGTAGAACCACTAGAGTTCTTAATCAACAGAGTTGATAGAGTTTTTAATTCTGCTGAACCTACAGCGTCATTGGCGATATGCTCTTCATCAATAGAATCTGCTGCATAATGTTCAGAGTCAATAGCATCATCAGCAATCTTAGCGCCCGTAATAGCATCAGCAGCAATATTAGCAGTCTGTACCCAAACACCAGTGAGAGTTCCACCAGCAGCACTTGTTGCAAGTTTGACGACATCATTGTGATATAGAGTAACAGCACCATTCGCCGCAGCAGTGATATATTCCTCACTTCTTGCACCATTTGTTAATTGCAGTGCATCTGCCGCAATAAAAAGTGTCCCCGTATTGTTGTCAATGTGGGAGTGTGTGCCATCGTGATAGATTTCCAAATCAGAACCAGCACCTAGTAATACCTTGGCGCTGTCAGGAAACAAGACATCATCTGTGCCAGTAGGAACTGTAAATACTGTGGCGTCAGCATCGTTCTTTAAAGTTATATCTGATGTGCTGCCTTGTCCTGTTAGGATTAAACCCTCGGCAGATGTGTAACCAATTGCAGCATTATCACCCGCCGCAGTGTCACCAGCTGGTTCTACTGTTCCTGTTGCTGTCACATTACCTGTTACATCTAAACCAGAACTGTCGATATCGACTCGTTTGGTT